ACTCATCGATCTGGGAATCGCATTGCTGCTCATGATAGTGCTGTTTATCTATTACGGGGTAGCTCCCTCTTCCTCGATCTTCTTAGCACCAGTCTTTATTCTGATGGCCATGCTGGCTGCCCTTTCTCTGGGCATCTGGCTGAGTGCACTAAGTATCCGCTACCGCGATTTCCAGCACATCGTGCCGTTCATGGTACAGATTGGACTTTACCTCACTCCTGTTGCCTACCCGGCTGAATTCGCTATGCAGCACTTGCCAAAGTGGGCTGCAACGGTCTATTACTCAACTCCTATGGCAGGGATCATACAGGGCTTCCGTTGGAGCCTGTTTGGAGGACAAGTACCAGATAATACGATGTATATTTCGTTTGGGATGGTGTTCTGGCTGTTGATCACGGGGCTGATGTATTTCAGGCGGATCGAGGATGAAATGGCGGATCTGGTGTAGTGGTTATTGCTTATCCTAATACCTATCCAGCACTCACAACAATTCCTGGAACACTAACCTATGATCAACCAACTCGTTCAGGATATAGAGTTTATAGATTTACGGCGGGATCAGGAACAATTACCTTCTAGTAATTACTAGCATAATTTGCTATAATTAAGGCATCATAGAAAAGAGTTAACATGCCATCATATCAATATGAATGCCAAGAGTGTAAAGTTCAGTATACTCATTTTAGAAGTATTAAAGAAGAAGATCCAGGTTATACCTGTGATACTTGTGGTTCCGCCCTTTCAAGATGGTATGGAATTTCAGGAACAAGAACACAAAAACGTTTACCAGAAGGTGACGACTTTATCTCAACTCAAATGGATTTTTATGGGACGGATAACTGGAAAGAACACTACGCTAACTGGGATGTAAAACCAGATAGACAATGAAAGGCTTAAGAGATGCCTTTAAAAGGCTTATAATCTTGAGGGTGGTATAATTTAAAAATGCCAGGAAATTTAACGCCAAAACAATTCAGATATCCGACACTTGATATGTCGCCAGATATCCCAAGAGACTTGGGTTATTTAGCGCAGGACATTGATACATATCTAACTAACAATCCAGGCCCACAAGGCCCACAAGGTCCAGCAGGGCCTACAGGTGCAACAGGTGCAACAGGACCGCAAGGTCCACAAGGCACAGCAGGCGTAACAGGACCACAAGGTCCACAAGGTGAAGCAAGTACAGTTGCAGGCCCACAAGGCCCACAAGGTGCCACTGGCCCAACAGGTTTAACAGGAGCAACTGGTGCAACAGGACCACAAGGACCACAAGGTTTAAAAGGCGATAAAGGCGATACAGGAGACACGGGTCCTCAAGGAGCAACGGGAACTGGCGTAGAAATATTAGGATCATATGCAACACTTGCAGCTTTACAAGCAGCACATCCAACAGGAAATCCTGGGGACGGCTATTTAATTTCAGGTGATTTGCATGTTTGGGATGCAGTAAATAGCGAGTGGGATAATGTTGGAACAATTCAAGGACCAGCAGGCGCAACAGGTGCAACAGGCCCAGCAGGCCCACAAGGCCCACAAGGCATTCAAGGGATTCAAGGCGTTAAAGGTGATACAGGTAACACTGGTGCAACAGGTCCACAAGGACCGCAAGGTCCAACAGGTTTAACAGGTATTCAAGGTCCAGTAGGACCACAAGGAGATATAGGTTTAACTGGCGCACAAGGACCTCAAGCAACATTTTCTATTACATCAGAAACAGCACCTTCTAATCCAGTTGCGGGACAAGCATGGTTTAATTCTCTAAATGGTAAGAGTTATATTTATTACGATTCTTATTGGGTTGAAATTGGATCATCTTTATCTGGTCCCGCTGGAGAAACAGGCCCACAAGGCCCAGCAGGTCCACAAGGACCACAAGGTGTTTCAATTAATCTTAAAGCATCTGCATTAACAGTTGCAGCATTGCCTTCAACAGGAAACACTGTTAACGATGCAAGAATTGTAGAAGCAGATGGAGATCTTTATATATGGGATGGAACATCTTGGACCTCTGCTGGACAAATTGTAGGTCCCGCAGGACCACAAGGTCCGCAAGGCCCAGCAGGTCCGCAAGGCCCAGCAGCAACATTCTCTGTTACATCTTCAACTCCACCAGCAAATCCAGTAGAAGGACAAGCTTGGTACAACTCAGAAGATGGTCTTACATATATATACTACGACTCATCGTGGGTTGAGTTTGGAAATTCTTTAGCAGGACCACAAGGTCCAGAAGGTCCCGCAGGCCCAGCAGGATCTAGCGGAACCTGGAGTGTAATTGGAACGTATAGTTCTACATCAGGATTCTTTTCATCTTTTACGGGATTAGCAGGAGCATACAAAGAATTAATTCTTGAGTGGTCTGGATTAGGATGTACATCAAACAACGGAGTACTAGGAAACTCTTTGATTGTTAAGGTTAATGCAGATAACAATAACTACACAGGCGGAGGCGATTGGGTTGTCGGCGGAAGCGCTGGTGCTTCAGTTTATTTAAATCCACCAAACCCAATAACTACATTTAGATATAATTCTGGAAAGTTTCACGTAAGAAATGCAAATAGCACAGGAACAAAGCATTGGGAATTAATATCTAGCGGTTTAGGACAAAGTCTTTTATACGGGACTACACAAACAATGATTACAGTAAGAGGCGCTGGAACATATACAGGAACATCAGCTATAAATTCAATAAACTTTCAAGTAGTTAGCGAAACTTGGAACGCAGGAACTTGGACTCTTTGGGGGCTAGCATAAAATGAAAATAACAGAATATAATGTTGCATTACAGCAACTAGTTGAAAGAGATTTAACTCAAGAAGAAATTGATTCTATTAATGAAGCGGAAGAGCGATCTCAATCTAGAGAAGTAATAGAGAGTGTAGGAGAATAATATGCCAATAGACTTTCCAAACTCACCCACATTAAATCAGGTATTTACAGTAGGAACTAATTCCTGGAAATGGAATGGCTCATCATGGAATGTAGTTAGAACTGTTGCTGCAGGCGCAACAGGTGCAACTGGACCACAGGGTCCACAAGGCGCAACTGGATCACAAGGACCTGAAGGCCCAACAGGCCCGCAAGGACCAGCAGGTCCACAAGGTGCAATAGGAGCTACAGGTCCACAAGGACCAACAGGCGCAACAGGAGCAACTGGTGCAAGTTTCCCTACTCAGACAAACCAATCTGGAAAATTTTTAACCACAGACGGTACAAATACTTCATGGGCTTCTGTATCAACAACAGCATACTCAAATGGAACTAATACAGCAAACTCAAATAAAATATTTTATAACAACACAGGAAGTCTTCCAACAGGAACAGCGGCAGGAGATTTGTACATTCAGTACTAAAATATTATGGGAATAAAACTATTTAATTCATCAACGTGGAACACGGTATCCGCATTAAAAATTTATAACGGATCTTCGTGGGCAAATGCGGTAAAAGGTTGGGTTTATAATGGTTCATCATGGAGTGCTTTTTATCCAGAATTTCCAGCAGTAATTAGTGCTCCAACAACATCTCCACAGGCATACTTCGCTGGTGCTGGATCAACAGTACAGGCTACTAGCGGGACTTGGTCAGGATCTCCAACATCATATTCATATTCTTGGGAGTCAAGAAAATGGGATTCTGGTGGAGCATGGTCTTCAACAGGAATAACAAGTTCTTCAATGTACGTATCTGCTGCTTATGTTGCATATAATTTAAGATGTAAGGTAACTGCTACAAATGCAAGAGGATCAACAGATACATATGTTGAAACTGGAACATGGGGACCAGCCGCTCTTACTGGACTTACAAAAACCTCTTTGGGAACAAATAGATGGCAGCTTTCATGGAATGCATCTTTGGGTGCCGCACAATATTATATTCAATATCAGTATGTAGGATCAATTCCATTAACGGAAGTTGTTACAACAGGAACATCATATACAATTGATGCTACTCAATATCCCGCAGCACCATCTTTTATGGGAGTTTTAGTAAATCCGCTTGGGCCTTCCTCAAACGGATTTCCCTCAGCAGTGTATAATTATGGATATCCAGGCTATGGGGCAAATGCTTAATAAGGAGCAAAAATGATAGAATATACAGTAATAACAGAAGATGAAAAAGCAGAAATTAGAAAAGCTGCAATTCGCAATCTAGAGCATCAGATGTATCAGCTTAATCTTGAGCTTACAGCTGAAAATGCTAAAGAGGTACCAGTAGCAGATGCTGTTGAGTATTTTAATTCTGCAATTGCGGAAAAGCAAGCACAAATAGCAGCTATTCAATAAGGAGAAAAAATGGCAATAGATTTTCCAAGTAGTCCAACGTTGAACCAAGAGTTCACCGCTGGAGGAAACACATGGGTTTGGGATGGCACAGCATGGACTCTTGAGAGAATCCCTACAGGAGCAACAGGCCCAGCGGGAGCAACAGGACCAGCGGGACCTACAGGTCCACAAGGTCCTCAAGGAACATCTATTAATGTTAAGGCTTCTGTTGCAACAGTTGGTGCATTGCCAACTACTGGCAATAGCGCAAACGATGCAAGAATAGTAGATGCTGACGGAGACTTGTATATTTGGGGTGGAACATCTTGGTCTTCTGCAGGACAGATAGTTGGCCCACAAGGCCCACAGGGTCCACAAGGCCCACAGGGTAATGCTGGAGCAGACAGCACAGTTGCAGGCCCACAGGGCCCACAAGGCCCACAAGGCCCAGCAGGACCTACAGGCCCACAAGGCCCAGCGGGAGCAGACAGCACAGTTGCAGGCCCACAAGGCCCAGCGGGAGCAACAGGACCAGCGGGACCCACAGGTCCACAAGGACCACAGGGAGTATCGGGACCACAAGGACCAACGGGTACCACTGGGTCTAATGGAAGAGGGTTTTCTGGAGTAACATCTTCTACTTTTCAAACAATTGCAACAGGAACTAAAACTTGGAACGTGTCAAACTCAGGGGCCTACGCAGTAGGGCAAAGAGCAAGAGTAAGATTTAATTCTTCAACTTCAATATGGAATGAAGGAACTATTATAGATGTAGCACAAGATGGCTACATTCAAATTTCTGTAGACAGAATAAGCGGAAGCGGAAGCGGAAGCATATGGGATTTTATTTTGGTTGGAGAAACAGGATTGACTGGACTCCAGGGCCCACAAGGTATTCAAGGAGTTCAAGGTAATACAGGAAACACGGGATCAACAGGCGCAACAGGTGCACAGGGACCACAGGGTCCACAAGGCCCACAAGGTCCAACAGGTCCACAGGGCCCAGCTGGAACAAACGGAACAAACGGAACAAGTTTCGATCCATCTTCTCAAGTTACATTTAGTGGAGGAAGCCCAGGTGTAAGATTTAATACTGGAATTGAATTTACAAGCAATACTTCTTACGGATGGGGAGTTGGCTCAACATCAGACCTATATCCGTTTGGAAACGGAACAAATAAACTAGGGAATACATCTTATAGATGGTCTCAGTTATATGCTTCAACAGCTACTATCAGTACATCCGATATGAGAGATAAGAAAGATATAGAAGATTCCGATCTAGGATTAAATTTTATTAACGATTTAAGACCAGTTTCTTACCGACATAAAGTCGGAAACTCAGAACCAATGCTTGATGAGAATGGAGAAAAAGTATTTGACGAAAATGGTAAACCTGTTTTTACAAATATAACTCCAGGAGTAAGATACCACTACGGATTAATTTCTCAAGAAGTAAAAGAAGCAATTGATTTAAATACTTCTAAAGACTACGCTGCTTTTGTTTTAGCAGATCCATCAGACTCAACATCTTCTCAGATGTTGAGATATGAGGAGTTAATTGCTCCACTAATTAAAGCGGTACAAGAGCTATCTGCAAAAGTGACAGCCTTAGAGCAAAATAGCTAAGGGGTAAAAGTGTCATATAAAAATACAGTTCTAAATGACTTCCCAAACTCATTCTACTTGCTAGATGAGGTACAGTCTGGGTCAATTGATGACTATGTAGAATTGCTATCTCAATTTGCTACCTATCAGGCTTTACTAAATAGCGGATTAACATATGCAGATATAAATGGAATGCCAGTCTATGATTATTCAGGAAACCTAAATAACGGATTTGCATCTTCTGCATCTACAAAAGAATTAATGCCACTGATATCTGGCGGGATCAGAGGAACAGAAGTAACTAGCCTCACAGAGGTATATTATGAGCCAAAAGGAATAGCAACTAAGTACTATAAGGACAATTCATTTTCTATAGAGGCATGGTGCGTATTGCCTGCAAATAATGTAAGTGCAACTATTGTCGGAGACCCTTCAATTAATACTGGGATATTTTACGAAAATGGCAATATTATATTTAAGGTTGGAACAAACAAAGTAGAGCATACTGTATCGAATGCTCAAGCAGTACATGTTGTTGGAATATTCCAAAGCAGCCTATTGTCATTATATGTAAACGGATCTCTTGTAGATACCGCATCTTTGACATCATATAGATTCTCTAACGAATTAGCTAATTTTAAAAGTGGTCCATGCACAGGTAGACTTGTAATAGATTCAGTAGCATTTTATAGATATGCTCTGTCAAACACACAGATATTAAATCATTACAATGAGGGTATTAAAGAAGTAAATGTTTCTCAAATTGTTGCAGTAGATAATGGATATCTTTTCAGTATGAATACCGAGTCAATGAGACCCAAGTTTATATACTCATATCCTACATCCAAACCTTGGTCAGAAGTGGCAACAGGCGGCATATCAATATCTGACGATAACTCATATATTTACATTCCAGAAACAGATACTGCAGGCACTGCATCTTTTACATTTACCGATTACTTTATTGTTCCTAATTACCTAGGAATTAATACATCTCAAATAAACTGGAATGATGATGTAAAGGGTATTCTTGTAGAGGCAAGCATTGATGAAATTACCTGGACCCCATGCGTAAATGGAAGCCCATTGCCTTATATTAATAAAAACGATGATGAGTTTTCAGATATAGTTTATTTAAGAATAACCCTATCATCTACAGATACAAGTAGATACCTGCCAATTCTAAGATCTTTGGAGATAGCTTTCTTTAGCTCAAAGGATTTCTATAGCGATAACTCTGGCTACTATGTCTCTTCATCTTACGATTATTCTCTGCCAAATAATAATAAGAGAACTCTTTCTTATCATAAGAACAATGGTCTAACAATGTACGATGGACACGGATTCTCCTTAAATGGCATACCAAGCGTTAGATCTGTTGAGGTTATATTTACTCCTCAGTACGATCAGAATGTTTTAGTTTCTGGGGCCTCACAGATATATGAGTGGAACTCGGCAGGAACCATTACAAAGACTGGGATATCATCAATATATGTAAATGGTATAAATAGGACATCTGAGACAAATGTTTGGGATTTCCTTTCAGTCAATAACCCGCATCATATTGTGATCAATTTTACGGCGGCGGCAACAAGTATTAAGTTTAATCAGAACCAGAATGACTCTAAGTCAGGGCTAGGCCATATGTACAACAATGTGGCTATATACGAAAATGCCCTATCCGTAAATAGTATATTGAACCACTACTTGCTATATACAGATAATACGATTAATCAGATAAACGATACTTCCTTCACATTGTCTGAGTCATCTCTTGGTGACAGTTCTACTCCTTTTTTCATCACAGTGGTAGAGCCAGAGTCAGTAAGTATTTAATTTTGTCCATCCAGCGTACAATCTCTGGACTTTAACACAGAATAATGGTATGATTTATGTCTATGGATATTAATAAGCTTAATACACAGGTTTTAGCAGAAGAATCTACACTTGGAATCTATGTCTGGGAAATGCCAGACGGCAGATGGATCGGAGACGACGATGGGAATTTTCTTTCAGTCACGTCCAAAAAAGGCAATAGATCCAGAATCGATGCTTTGGCTAGAGAAGTTCGCTCATATGGCATATATGAGGGCGGGCCTAAATTTCTTTCAGCAAGACGCAAAATTACAGACGAAGAATTTGCAGAGCAAGAATCAAGACTTAAATGGGGACTAGTTCCAGACCCTCTGGACATTGGAAACTATAAAGACGAAATGAAAAAGTTGGGTGGACTAAGATGAGCGTAGAATTTCTTAATGAAGATAACTCAGAGAATATTGTAGATATCTCTAATACAGCAGATTGGTTCTCATTTAAAAAAGATGAGAAAAGCTCAGACGATCCATTCTCAATGGGACTTGAAGATTTAAAGAAGGTAAGAGGACTAGGCTCCGCATTTAAGCGTAGAGTAAATAGAGAGTTCTCTAAAGCATTTACTGGTGTAGAAGAAACTGGCACACAGCAAAATCTACTTGCACAAGCAATTAGCGGATACGCTATGTTTGACCTTATTGAACCGCCATACAATTTAGAATACCTTTCAAAGGTATATGAAATTTCAACATACAACTATGCAGCAATTAATGCAAAGGTAGCAAACATTGTTGGTTTAGGGTATGACTTTGTAGAAACAAAGAAAACAAATGATGCATTTGATTCAATCACAGATGACAAGCAGCTTGAAAGAGCACGTAGAAAGCTCAATAAGCTACGTCAGGATCTACATGCTTGGCTAGATTCGACAAACGATGAAGACACATTCACACAGACATTAATTAAGGTATACACAGATCTAGAAGCAACAGGAAATGGGTATATTGAAGTTGGCAGAACAGTTGGCGGAAACATTGGATATATTGGACATATTCCAGCAAAGACAATGCGTGTTCGTAGACTAAGAGATGGCTTTGTTCAATTGCTTTACGGCAAGGCTGTTTACTTTAATAACTTTGGTGACACACAAACAGAAAATCCAATTGCAGGACAAGAAGATCGTCCAAACGAAATTATTCATTTAAAGAAATATACTCCGATGAACAACTATTATGGAACCCCAGATATTGTTGCAGCCCAGGTTGCACTTGCTGGTAACGAGTTGTCTGGAAGATATAACCTAGATTACTTTGAAAACAAGGCAGTCCCAAGATATATTATTACTGTTAAGGGAGCAAAGCTTTCTCCAGAGTCAGAGCGTAAATTGCTTGAGTTTTTCCAGGTCGGACTAAAGGGCAAGAACCATAGATCACTCTATGTCCCTCTGCCAGCCGACAGTGCAGACTCAAAGGTTGAATTTAAAATGGAACCAATTGAGGCGGGTAATCAGGAAGGCTCATTTGAGAAGTATCGTAAATCAAATAGAGACGAAATCCTATTGGCCCATAGAGTCCCAATTAATAAAATCGGAACTCCAGAAGGAGTTAATTTAGCGGTAGCAAGAGATGCCGATAAAACATTTAAAGAGCAGGTCTGCCGACCAGCCCAAATGATTTTAGAGAAAAAAATTAATGCAATATTTGATGAAAAGACGGATGCCCTATCTCTTAAATTTAATGAATTAACTCTAACCGACGAAGACACCCAGTCTAAAATCGATGAAAGATATTTAAGAATGCAGGTAATTACCCCTAATGAAGTTAGAATTAGAAAGGGTATGATACCTCTAGACGGCGGAGACGATATGGTTGAATTAAAGCCACAGCAGGCTGCCGACCAAAGAGCTACAGCAGGAAAAACCCGAGCCAGAGATTCTGAAAGATCTGCCGCTTCCCCTGATATATCTGGAGAAGGCAGAAATGCAAAAGGCGACGGAAGTCAGGTTGACTAAGTCTACTCAACTGTTATTTGCTTTATATTGTATAACACTATAAAATTAAGCATATGAACATTGAAAAGTCTTTGTGGACTAGCCATGGAAATGATATTGTTTTATCAGTTCCATTTACTAAAGTTAACCGTGAAAAGAGAACGGTATCTGGATTTGCTACGCTTGATAACGTAGATCAAACAGGAGATGTCGTAACCGCAGAAGCAAGCCTAAAGGCATTTGAAAGCTTCAGAGGTAACATCCGTGAGATGCATGGATCAAACGCAGTTGGCAAGATGGTTTCTTTTAAGCCAGAAACTTTCTATGACCCAAAGTCAAAAGAATTTTATAATGGAGTTTATGTAGACGCATACATTTCAAAGGGCGCTCAAGACACCTGGGAAAAGATTCTAGATGGAACATTGCAAGGATTTTCAATCGGCGGAAAGATTTCAGAATCAGATAACGAAGTTAATAAGGCTACAGGTAAGTCTGTTCGCTTTATCAAGGGATACGATCTAATCGAACTTTCAGTTGTTGATTCACCAGCAAATGAACTATGTAACATTCTTTCTATTCAGAAAGTAAACGGACAACTCATAGCAAAAGGTATTGCTGTTGGAGTTGTAACCGAAAATATATTTTACTGTGAAGACAGTGATTCTGTTTTTATCTCAACAGATAAGACATATGACTCCCCAGTATCTGGCAAGCCAACAACACTAATTGGTTGGGTTGAGAGTTCAGATGTTAATAAAGCAAAAGAGATAGATAAGATTCTTGATGCACATAAGCAATCAAGATTTACGTTGCCTGAAACACAAAAAATTGCAAAACAGGCAAACGCAGAAGGAGGTAATGAAATGTCAGAAAACACAGAAAACGTAGTTGTTGAAGATGTTGCAGCAGAAGCAGTAGCAGAAGTTGCAGTAGAAGAGACAGCCGTTGAAGAGACAGCAGTTGTTGCAGAAGATGCACCAGCTGAGACTCCTGCAGAAGATGCAGTGTCAGAAGACGTTCCTGCCGAAACTCTGGAAAAAGCAGCCGAAGTATCAGAAGATAAGGTTGATGAACCTGATTTTGCGAAGATGTTAGGCGATCTAAAAG